AAGATTCAAGTCTAGAAGATATGGGTCGTAAATATTGGAAAAAGCGTAGTTATTTATTTCAAGGATTTGTACACCAAGATCCACTAAGTGAAGAAACACCACCAGAGAATCCAATTCGTCGGTTTATGATTAGTCCACAGATTTTTAAGATTATTCAGAGTAGCTTAATGGATCCAGAGATGGAAGAGTTACCAACTGATTATGTTCAAGGTCTTGATTTCCGTGCAACTAAAACAAGTAAAGGTGGTTATGCAGATTATTCAACTAGTAATTGGTCTCGTAAAGAATCCGCACTTACTGAAGCTGAGTTAGAAGCAATTGAAACATATAAATTAAATAACCTTGCTGATTTCTTACCTAAGAAACCTGGTGAAATTGAGTTAAAAGTTATTAAAGAAATGTTCGAGGCAAGTGTTGATGGTGAAGCATATGATCCAGATCGTTGGGGTCAGTATTATCGTCCAGGTGGCATGGCTAAACCTGATACATCAAAAACTCAACCAGCACCAGCTACAAAGGTCGAATCTACAGAAACAGTCGATGATGTTCCATTTGATACAACACCGCAGGTTGAAGAAAAATCAGAACCAGCATCTTCTAGTAAGGCTGAAGACATTTTAGCGCAAATTAGAGCTAGACAACAGGCATAATAAGTCAGTTAAGTAATGGTAAATAATGTTCATCTTGTTGTATTTTGTTCGATAGATCATGTGAGTTTATTGGAAGAATGTATAAAATCTATCGAACAAAATGTCCAAGATGATATTTCGAAAAAAATTATAATTTCTAACACTAATATTAATATTAGTGGTTTTCAGACAATTTTAGATAATGAGATTTGGGATATAATTGATCCTGATTTTGTGTATAAAAATGTATACAAACACAATTGGGTAAAACAACAAATTCTAAAACTTAATCTTGATAAAATATTAGAGGGTGATGTGCTACTATGTGATACTGAAGTTAGATATGTTAAGCATATTCAATGGAAAAATAACAATAAATACAAAGTTTTTTATAACAGAAAATGTACAGCAATTGATTTTGTTAAAAAAGCGATTGGTATTACAGCAACTAATGGATTTTTAACAGAAAGTATGATTTTTTCTACAGATATTTTACAATCTCTAAGAAAACATGTAGAAAATTTTAATAATGATAACCAATTGGCTGTTTATAGAAATATTGTGTATGATGATCCATTATCAGATACGCCGTTGCATAAGATATTTATGTCTGAATATGAATTATATAATACGTATTTAACAAATTACTATGCAGATAGAATTTGGGAATTAATAGATTATCGTTTGGATGATACATATCATAGTATTATACAAAGTGATATATTTAGTCATGCTCAAAATAGTAAAACACAATGGATAACTTTTTATAATCAAATTAAAGATGAATCATGGCCTGATTGTTATAGTTTTGATAGTTTACCAGACCATATAAAACAAGAATGCATTGAGGTATTTGGATATATTCCTCCTACAGATTAACATATGAAAAAATTAAAACAAGGAAAATTATTATTAATGAGTTATCCGCAATATACGGGTGGCAAAATGATTATGAATTGTTTAGGTATGAGTCGGAATATTATTCCATTTAGTGTCGATGCATATGAACATTTAATTAATAATACTAATGATTATGAATATAGATTGAATATAGCATTGAATACATTGCCTACATATTCGTGTATGACAAAATGGTTATCATATGAGTTTAGTGCGAGTAGTTTTTATAAAATGCCAGGTGCGTTTGCTACGTATTTACCTGAAAGTTTAGCTTTACTAAAGAATGGAAAGTCTCCTGTACAGTGTATGATAGAAGATATCTCACAAAGACAATTAATTTTTTTTAGCGAAACACCATCGTATGAGTTTCAAAATCTTCATTTATATTTTGAAGTTTTTCCTAATATGAAGTTGTTGCAATTTAAGAATTTTAAAAAATTTCATAAATTAGCAATTAATAAAAAATCACCTATTAACGCAAATAAACAAAGTGATGAATATTTCGGAAATTATTGTGAAGAAAAGTATAATTATTTAAAGGGTGATGACTGGCCTGATTGGGACATATTTGAAGATAATAATTATAACGTAAATAATCTTCAAATACCAGATTTAGTAAAACAAGAAATTGACAAATTTTATATCAAGTGGCCTGATATAAGTGATAAAAATATACAATCTCTCGATGTTGATAATTCATATTTTAATAAAGATAATTTTTTAAAATCAATGGAAGTATTATATAATTGGCTAGAATGTGATGATTTTAATCCAAATTTAATTGGTCGATATTATGATGAATATTGGAAATTACACAATGATTAATAATTTATACATAGGAAGTTAATATTATAATAAAAATAATAAGTTAGAATGGCTAACTGATAAAAATTTAACGAAGCATTATACACCATTATTTGAGGATGTGGGAACTGATAATTCCCATCCAGGACCAAAACAATACGAAAGTTATGCAAATGAAATATATAAATTCATACAAAATGATTTATTAGATAAAATATAGGAATACAGGAGAAAAATAAATGACAAAACCGTTTGATGTATCAAAGTTTAGAAAAAGCATTACGAAATCAATTGATGGGTTATCGATTGGTTTTACTGACCCTACTGATTGGGTTAGTACAGGAAGTTATGCATTGAACTATCTTATTAGTGGAGATTTTCACAAAGGTATTCCAATGGGAAAAGTAACAGTTTTTGCAGGAGAATCTGGAGCCGGGAAATCCTACTTCGCATCGGGTAATATTGTAAAAAATGCACAAGAACAAGGTATTTTTGTTGTATTAATCGATAGCGAAAATGCATTAGATGAATCATGGTTACAAGCACTTGGTGTTGATACAAGTGAAGATAAACTATTAAAACTTAGTATGTGTATGATCGATGATGTTGCTAAAACTATTAGTGAGTTTATGGATAGTTATAAAGCAATGGACGAAGAAGATAGACCAAAAGTATTATTTGTAATTGATAGTCTTGGTATGCTTCTCACTCCTACAGATGTAGATCAATTTAATAAAGGTGATCTTAAAGGTGATTTAGGTCGTAAACCAAAAGCATTAACGGCATTAGTCCGTAATACAGTTAATATGATTGGTGCATATAATGTAGGTATTGTAGCAACAAATCATACATATTCCAGCCAAGACATGTTTGACCCTGATGATAAAATCAGTGGCGGTCAAGGGTTTATATATGCTAGTTCTATTGTAGTAGCAATGCGAAAACTTAAATTAAAAGAAGATTTAGAAGGCAATAAAACTTCGGATGTGCATGGAGTTCGTGCGGCATGTAAGGTAATGAAAACTAGGTATGCTAAACCATTCGAAGCAGTTCAAGTTAAAATTCCATATGAAACTGGAATGAATCCATATAGTGGATTAGTTGATTTAGCAGAAAAGAAAGGATTGGTTGTTAAGCAAGGGAATCGATTGAAATATATTAAATCTGATGGTGATGAAATTATTCAATTTAGAAAAGCATGGGAAAAGAATACTGATGATTGTTTAGATTTATTAATGACTGATATTAGTTCTAATAATTTAGAAGATGATATAAATATCGAAGAAGAACTAATAGAGGAATAAAAATATGAGTTTAGACTTATCATTGGAAATTTGGGAAGCATTAAGACCACATATTGCAGGTGGATTCCAGGAAGCAGCAGATGATTTTGTTACAGTATTAACTGAAAATCTTATTGATCCTGAAGAAATTAATGCAAGCACTACTGATACACATATAAAAAAATCATTAGTAGATCATATTGATGTTGAAGATTATGAAGAAGATGAAGATGCTTTTGGTATAACTGATTATGATGATTATGAGTAATGTGGTATTCAAAAATAACACAAGATTTATCTAATATACCTAAATTTATTGACTATTATAATAATGAGTTAATAAATGCTAAAATAGAAGTTAAGGTAAATGGGAATGTTGAAGTTAATATTAAAGAATTGCCTGGTGTAACAGAACAACGATTCTATCAATTACAAGAGATAGAGGCAGTTTTAGAGTACTTAAATATTCAATTAAGAAAAATTAGACGTAAATATTTTAAGAAATATCTTGAAGGGTATAATCGTGCTTTGAGTAGTAGGGATGCTGAAAAATATGTTGATGGTGAAGATGAAGTAGTTAACTTTGAGATTCTAATTAATGAAGTTGCATTGTTGCGTAATCGTTGGTTAGGTATTATGAAAGGATTGGATACTAAACAATGGCAATTAGGCCATATAGTTAAATTAAGAACAGCAGGAATGGAGGATGTAATAGTATAATGTTTACCTCAGACGAAGAAAGTCATAATCATAGTTTAGAAGTTTTAGATTTACTATACCAATATAATGATTTTATGGACAGTATTGATTCCGTCTGTGATATGGGTTGTGGTACTGGTTTAGATTTAGAATGGTGGGCAACAAGGATGGTAGAAGATGATGATGAAAATTATATACCATTAGAAATAGATTGCACAGGTATTGATACTAAAGATAGTATTAATATGTCTGACAATTACGATAATATAGAATATATTTCAACAGATTTTGAAACTTATACCACAGATAAAAAGTATGATATTATTTGGTGTCATGATAGTTTCCAATATGCATTAAATCCGATTCAAACATTAAAAAAATGGAATAGTATGTTAGATGAAAGTGGTATGTTGGCTTTAATTGTCCCACAAACTACTAATATTGAATACAATAAACATAGTATTTCATTACAAAATAATCAGTT